GAGCTGGGATACTATAGAGCCTATCATTTCGAGGTGGGATAGTTCTTCGGTACCGCCATGATGTAAACGACTGTCTAATATATGGTAGAAAATTCGCATATTTTTATGATTTCGGCAGCTTCGGATATATAGTTATCTCAAAATCATCCGGCGATCCGCTCCAACGAGTGTTTTGTGTCTTTTTATAAACAACCTTTTCTAACACATCTTTTAGCATATCGTTCTTTTCTTTTGCCGACGGCAGTTCGTGATATACATCCAACAGCTTTTCAACTTTCGGTATTATTTCTTTCATACTTTTTTCACGTATAGTTTCTACCCCAAGACGTTTCTCAATTTCCGCCTTGTCATATGACAACTGATTTAATCGTTCTGTTATGGTCCGTGAACGCTCGAGGAACACCTCCGTTGTATATATGTCCTGTTCAAGTAATTCGTGGGCTTTTATCATTTGCTTGTTTAGCTTGGTTGTCTGTGAGTTGATGTCATTTAGTGATTGCCTTAATATCTCGGATTCTGATATGAGTTCAGACGGTTTGTTGTTGGATAAGTTCCATTGCAACTTATAATTTCGAAGCCATTCTTCAAGAGATTTGAGTATTCTTTCTTCAACAAGGTGCAAAAATGAGCTTACGTTAGGACAGTGAGGGACTGAACAAATCAATGTTGGAGGGCAAGAGGCAGAGGTATACGGCCTGCGAACGAGCTTTCTTCCGCAGAAAGCACAGACAACTATACCGGCGAGAGGATTTTTGGTAGGAGCATTTCTTTTTGTTGGTCGTGGTGGATTTTTGGCAAGGTATTCTTGCACTAAATCGAATGTTTCTTCTGTAATCAGCGCAGGGTGCAAGCCATTTACAATTATGCAGCTGTCCTCCTCGGAACGTGGACGTGAGATACTTATGTTTCCGCTCTGCATTCTTTTATTCTGTGATCGCCAATTCCAACGAATTTTCCCAGCATACACAGGATTACGCAACATATCTTTTATGCTGGCAGGTACCCAATATTCCGATTTCCTTGCAGGTATTTTCATTTCGTTAAGTTTTCTCGCTATTAAGGCAACACCTATTCTTTTATATGTGCCGTCAGGCTGCAGTTCACCTTTTGTATATAACTCAAAGATCATTTTTATTACATCGGCTTCGTTAGGGTTTGGTGCCAGCGTAAACCCTTTATCGCCCTTTAATTTGACTTTATCATACCCATAAGGAGCGATGCTGCATACGCATTTGCCCTCTTTTACCGAAGAGAGCCTTCCACGCTGAAGACGGCGATTGATAGTTTTGTATTCTCGCCGGCTCATAAACAAGCCGAACTCAAAGTATTCCTCATCGTACTCGTTGTTCGGGTTGTATGTCTTCATCGGCGTTATTATTTGAGTGTCGCTGTATTTAAAAGTTTGCGCAACAATTCCCTGATCTATCGTGTCACCACGGGCAAGACGTTCTACCTCAACGACTAAAACGCCACTCCATAGACCGTGCTCTACCTCTGACAGTAGTTGTTGCATGACAGGGCGAGCGGCAATCGTTTCGCCGGAAACGACTTCACGGTATATCTGAGTGACGTTGTACTCTCTTCTTTTCGCAAGCTCGAGCAAGATTTTTTCGTGCCTTGCGAGCGTTTCCTCTTCTCCGTGATTTTCGGCTTCGACATCTGATCTTGATTTTCGCAGATATAAGCAATACTGTTCCATTTTTTCCTCCGATTAAAATAGGTATATTCGGAAGTCAAAATTTTATGTTGTACTTTCTGCTGTTTAGCGGCAAATGTACCGCAGAACAAAGTTTTTTCCGTTTTTTTGTTGTACATTTAATCACTCCGATATAACGCATTTCGATATAAAATAACAAAATGCTCCTATTTTTCAAGTTTTGTGTTAATATCAAACTTGAAGGTGGTGTGATTATGGACCTTTCGGAGCGAGAGGCGTTGTTAAAACGCTTCTGTGAGCTTGTCAAGACTTTAGATATTGTCAGCCTCAAAGCCCTTGAAAGCTACATAGAAGACCTTAAATGCAAAGAAAACGAGCCAAAAAATTAGCACTCCTTTGCATCGAGCGGAAGTCTTTAGGGCTTCCGCTTTTTATTATCTCATAAAAGAAACAAAAAGTCAAACAATTTTACTTAATCGTAAATTAGCTATTGACGAAAACGCAAAAATGCACTAAAATATATAAGTATACAAAAAAGTGCGATGTATACAGCTACATCAAACGTAACAAGGATGATTGAAATGTACGAAGAGATTTTAAGTGCTTATTCCAACGATGAGCTATTGCATATATGTAAGTACCTAAATAAGGATTACAACATTTATGACACTGAAAATATGCGTTGGAAAAAGATAAAATATGCATTTTACAAAACGACGAACCAGGAATTGCTTATTTTAAGAGAGAAAGTAAATTCAAATGAATTTATCAATTATCTTTTTATGCGTTTCTACAATTGCGAGAGAGTAATCAAATATCATTTCATTAAGCACCTCAAAGACGCTATTCATGATATAGTTGCTTTTGAAATGTCAATAGGGGATAGCAGAATTGACATTTGTAGAATAAACGGTAAATTATGTGCGTATGAAATAAAAACAGAGTATGATAAATATGACCGTTTAAAAACTCAAATGTCGGATTATCTGAAAGCCTTTGAAAAAGTTTATGTAATCGTTCCTGCAAAGAACTATGAGCAAGTACAAAATTTCATTCCATTGGAATGTGGAATTATCACATATAAAAGTGATAACGACTTTAATATGATTTTTGCTAATCGAAAGGCAGCGGTTATAAATAACTGTGATATTGAGTTTTGCATAAACAGCTTATCAAGTGCGGATATAGTAAAAATTTTAAAATCTCTCGGAGAAAAACCAATGGCAAGAAAAGCAGAAAATAAGGAGATTTTGCTGAATATTTCTCGTAAAAAAAACATCTGGCCACATTATAGAAAATTTTTGAAGCATAAGTATAAAGAGCAGTGGAATTATTTAAAAGATAATTTTGAAAAAATTGTACCAATTGATTGTCAGACCTTCTTCTCTTCGCACATTGATCCCGATATGCTTTATGAACGAAAATAGAGAAGCCGTTTTGCAGTTGCAAAACGGCTTAACTTTATGCATTGGTTTCGTAAAGAGTATAGATATAATGGGACATCGCAATCCCTTTCCATTGAGCCTGGCTTTTACCGGACTTGTCTTTTTTTATAATCGAGATAATCTCATTGCATCCGGGACACTTTGAATGATGTTCATTGTCAAATTCATTCCAGTATTCGGATTTAACAATGTTAGGAGCAATGTAATCAGGAAATTCTGAAAGTTGGGGAGCTCTTCCTGTGTATGATACGAAAAAGTTGTTTTCGTTAGAATAATACACACCGGCAGGACTTACGGTACCACCAGAAGAAGGAAGCGAGGCTACTATACTTGCATAGTCGCCGAAGCCATCAAATTTATTTAACGTGGAAGAACGGTACATATCTTTTAAACTATTGTCAATAGAACTTATGGGTTCACCGTTTACCATGCTCTTGTTTGTTAACGATTCAGGACGATGAGCATTGATAATAACAGAAATGAACTTTTTATCCTTTTTAGATTCGGCAATTTTTCTATATATTTTTTTAAACACAGGGTTTGTGTGCGAAGAAGATTCTATATCCAATAGTAATAAGTCGTTTTCTTTAATTAAATTTTCTATTATAGGAAACAAATTGTCAAAATCTTGTGCTTTTACTCTAAACGCTATTATGGGAAAAGTTGTTCTAAGTTCCTTTTCATCTGCTTCAATTTGTTTTGGCGGAGTAATATCAGCTAAAAAAGAGATAACAGGAACAACTCTTTCTGAAAATTCTTTAAATTTGTTCATTTCGGATATGCAAAATTCAGCCCGACGTGTAGACTTTGTTACATATTCTCTGATAGTGTCTGTTGTGCTGTTTAGTTTAGTTGATTTATAAAAATCAATCATAACAGACATATCGGAATTTTCTTTTAATAACTTTATAAGAAAATCCATATACAGAGTGTTCGTATTTGTTCTTATTTTTTCTTGAATCAATTCGATAAGAGGAAATACTTTTTTGGTGTTATTAAATACACCAAAGCTCGCTAATTGTGTTAGAACGCTCATTTCTACAGTTCGATTTTTCATTACGGGAACATACATACTATCTTCTCCTTTCAATGTCGTATGGATGATAAGTTAATTAAATGAGTCTGGGATAAAAAACGTGTCAATTCTAAGTCGATATGAATTCAGGTGCAATATCTTTGAAGAAAACATATCAAACACTGCACTCTTATTACAATGGAATATTTAATCTCGTTCAAAATTTACTTTTATTTAATAGAGTTTAGGGTCTATATGGTAGCCTTGCTTAGATAGCTCTTTAACGAGATTAACTGTAACTTCGTCGACCTTATTTGTAAAAGGAATGTATATCAATCCATCTATATCTGATGGTTTTTCAAAATTTTCGTATGATTTCAGCAGTATAGCAACTTTATCACGTCCAAGTTTTGCTAAAAACATACCCAATTCTAAAATTACATTTTGTCGAACTCGATATTTCTTTTTGTTTTCATCGTTTTTACTATAACCGAGATCGTCTGGAGTAGCTAAAACTATTGCATAATGAACGTCTTTGGAATTATCCTCAAGCTTTTCTATAATCGTTTTGCCTTCGGAGGCAATCTGATCTAAGATAATCGGATTAAGCTCCCAACGACGTAGCATTGCTTCTAATTGTGTTTTCGCTATATCATCATGTCCGTATACAACGAATACTTTATTTCCAATAGGAGTTTTTGCATCGTTTTCTATATAAGTCTTAACTTCATCTAAGTTTTTTCCTTGGTAAGTAATTCTTTCTGTATTATACCAATTAACGATTGCACCGTTGTTGAATTTAATTTGCTTTCCCGATGGCAAATCTTTTTGTGATGCTATCGTGAATTTGCTGTTACTCTGAATTTTGTTTAATAATGCTTCGTATGTCATATAACCCTCTTTTCTTATTTTTCGCTTATTTTATATCTTTGCAAGCAGATCCGCCTTTTTCTGTTCAAATTCTTCTTCTGATATAATGCCCTTGTCCTTTAATTCAGCGAGCTTTTCAAGCTGTTCAATGCTATCATCGTTCTTTGCAGGCTCATCGGGGGTCTGCTCGTCTTTTTTGCCGTTAACTTTTTGTGTTATAGGTATAATCACCTTGAACAGCAGCGCTAACGCAAGAACGAGAACAACGGTGCAGATTGAGTAAGGCATAGGAACGAGGCTGAGCATAAGAACGCTGAGTATCAGAAGTGCGAAAACCCATGTGATTACGCTTGCAACAAACTTCACTTTTTTGTTAGCTACGTTGTGTGATATATAAAGACAAATAAGGCAGATAACGGGGACAGCCACCACTAAAGCGATAATAATAGTTGTGTCTAAATGTAACATAATTCTCTCCTTTAAATTAAATATATGTAAAACAGCTCTTAGGGGCTGTTTTTTGTTTATACGCTAACTGTTTGTCGTTCCTGCTTCATTTTCAAGGATACTCTATATTGCTCAGCTGCCGGCACATCGACGTATTCAACGGTTTTGTCAAAATTATCTCTTATTACTTTCTTGATCTCATCAAGAGTAACATTGAAAAATTCTCTGCGCTGATTAACAAAATTAAGCTTTTTATCTTCAAATGCTCGGTGCAACGCTGCTTCTAATGCAGGTGCATCTTCGGTGAAGATCATTGCATGAACGTCGAAATTGAAAGGCACGGAAGCATCGCCAAGTTCGATAACTCTTTCCATAGGATCAAGTCTTCTTGTCATACCGATTTTATATACGTTTTCGCCAAAAGCGCCTATATTAGAGATTATGTACACATAGCCGGCTCTTGCGTTAGCTTCTCTGTAGTCCACGTCTTTTATAGAGTTATCAACTTCATCAAGCTTAGTGAGAAGCTCCTTCTTTTTTTCTTCCAATTCGGCTAATGTAGTTTCATCTGCATTGCTGATCTGTTGATTGAGCTTTTCAAGAGCGTTCATATAGTGTGTCTGCTCCTTAGCAAGCTTTTTACGTTCTTCCTCAATTTCTTTTTGCAGTTTTGCTTCTTCTCGCATTTGTTCACGAATCGCTCTTTGCTCTTCTTTTTCCTGCTGTTTCTTTTCGGAATACTCAAATGCAAGTCTGAGCTCTTCAATTTTCAGATTAAGATAAGCGTCTTTTATACGGACATCCATTATGGTGTCGCCTAATTTAGAATAGGTTTCACATGAACTTTTAATACGCTTGAGGTAGCTGTCAAAATTACTATATTTTACTTTAGACACGAGATCGTCACATTCGCTATTAAAAGCACGAAGTATCAACTTTTGCACACTCTTGGTAGTAGTACGTCCTTTAGCAACGCTTCCGTTAACAGACCAATTATTATTGAATGTAGTAGCCTCGTTATTTTTAATCATCTCTTTTTGACGCTGCCTTACTTCATTCAATTTATCTTTGTATTGATCTGAATTGGCAAAATCAAATGTCGGACGATACAGACCGAAAGATTGCACAAGTATTTCGTCATCAAGCTGTACAATTTGCGTGTTCTTTTCGGCTAATGTAGTATCGAGTTGCTGTTCCTGACCTTTTCTGAGAGCAATTGCTTCATCAAGCTTTGAAAGTTCTTGATTTTTCTGAGCAATCTTATCATCTAAAGAAAGCAAAAAGTCAGCTTTATCTATAGCTTCATCAGGGATTAGACCTTTTAATCTGGTTAATTCGCTTTTCAAAGATGCAAGCTCTTTTTTGTGAAATAAGTCCATAATAGCACTCCTTTACCTACGTCTTCTATCCATACGTTTCATTGTATTTTTCTTCTGCTTTCCCGCTTCGGATACTATACAGGCTGTAACAGCCGCAACTGCCATTACAATAGTAAATGCAAACCACCCTACTGCAACAGAGCCTGATCGTGCGATTAAAACTAAAGCAGTAAACGCTAATATCAATCCTACTACGACTATGATAAATGACGGTCTGATGATTTTACTCATTAGTGATGCACCTCCAAATTTTTAGCGTTTCTTTACTTTTTTTCATTGTTTTTGAGCTTTAACAGTTCAGCGTACTCGATAACTTTTTGCAGGTCTTCATCAGAAAGAGAGCGAACCTCATTTAAAAGCTGTTGTGTAACGTTATCAATCTTACTTTTTTCGATGCCAAGTAAGCTATCAACGGATACACTAAAGTGCACGGCTATTTTCTCTAATATTTCCGAATTAACACTTGCTCCGTTTTGCCACCGTGCAAGATTACCCGGACTTAGCCCTAATGATTTTAGGAGCGGTGTAGGTTTTTCTCCTCGCTGTTTACACAGTTCAATAAATCTGTCATAAAACACAAAAATCCCCCTTAAAAACTGTTAGAAATAAACAAAAATACACTAATGTGAATTTTTATGGTTGACAAATACCTTTTAGTGAATTATAATAAACGTGTAAGAAAAATTACAACTCAAAAGCCCGTCGGAGCTTGTCCGTCCCAGACCCGCTGATCGCCGGAAGGAAATCCGGGATATAAAATTAGTCAGAATGAAACCGCACATGCTGGTCGTGCGTTTACCCGACGGAAGATCGGGAGGTACGAGACGAAAGCCGCTTCCAAATTGTCGACTACAGGATACCTATTCCTCAACAGGTGCTTAACCGTATGGTTTACCCATAAGCGATAACAGCAGAGCGTCAGCCCGCCCGCTTGAGCGTATCAAGCCCAGCGCATATGTTGACTGGCTCACCACAAACGAAGCGCAAAAATCGGTAGGAGCGTGATGACAGCTCGGAAAGACGAGCAATATGTGAGTGAAAAGGACAGACCTCTTCCCTTACAACCAAGCAATCGAGTAAAAGTATATATCATATATCCTCACAAGTATATGATATTACTTTTTACCTCATTTGTCAAGTTTCCTTACAAAAAAGTCTGAAAAGGGGTGTTGAAATGCGTGACAACCGCTTGTTTATAGCGGAAGTGAAAAAACAGCTTGCGATAAGAGGTTGGAAGTACGACCGACTTGCCAAAGAGATAGGTTATCCGGTTGGAAGCCTTTACGGCTTTATGTCGAACAAACGCAGTAGCGACCGAATGAGAAATGCAATCGCAAGCGTCCTTGAAATTTCAAGCTAAGCAAAACGCCGAGTAAGAATGTTGACACCAAAGGCTGACATTTCAGTCGAACAACAAGCTACACTCGGCGGAAAACAGAAAGCAAACAAAAAAGATTGACTTTCTGTATTTATTATAGTACCGAAAGGGGTGAAATTAAATGTCGAAACAGGCGACAAAAGCTTGCGGAAACAGATACTTTGAAGCCCGAATGAGAGCGGCAAAGTTTAACGAAAAACTGTTCACACGAGCAGGAGCTTCAGAGGTGATCCCAGGCGTGACGGAAGACAGCTTGAAGAAGTACGAGCTGGATATAAACAGACCGCCGAACATCGTTGTTGCTCTTATGGCAGACGCTTACAATGAACCTGAACTGCGGCAGTGGTACTGTGCCAATGAATGTCCGCTCGGCAAGGATTGTCGAGAGACACCGCCTCAGATGCCTGCCGAAAGAGCCTTACTGAGATTACAAAACTCCATTTACGAAATGGACGATGTAATCAAGCAGTTATCGCTTCTCATGGAGGACGGCGAGTTAAGCGAGGACAAACGGCCTCTTATCCCGAAGCTTAAAGAGCAGTTACTTGAGTTCCGCCGCAGAGCTGATGAAAACCTGGTAAGCCTCGAAAAAGCGGAAAAAACAGGGCGTTTTACATAAGGGCAAGCCTACGGCGAATAAAATGACGAAAGGAGGTGTCGGCTATGGAGTGCGCAGAGCCACAGATTGCCGAAGAGTTTATGATCGGCAACACGAAAGTCAGAATAGCAACAGACTACTGTTGCAGAACCGAGGAAGTACCGAAAATCCTTGAACGCATAGCAAGAAACGCCTTGGACGGCTTACGAGCTAAAGCGTCCATAGCGTGCAATGGCGAAAGTAAAGGATAGACCTGTAACAAGCAAGTTTCTTTATAAAGGTCGCTTTTATACCGTACTGCCGGCGAAATATCCAAAATATCAGGCGGCGATACTTACGGGAAGTACCTGGACGAGAGTTTCAATCTTCGGTGATAAGATCATCGAGATTGAAGCGGCGATAAAAAGGACAAGCATACCTAAGCTTTTGGCGCAGAAAGAGGTGTAAAAAAAATGAAAATAAAAAAGGTGATTACCTTCGTTGTTGCACAGTTCATCAGAGTATGGGTGACAGCATTTGCAGGTATAGCGGTATATGTTCCACTGTCAGCGCTTGCCTTTGCCGAACGTGGATATAAAGCCATTGGCGGCGAAATAATCCCTGTAATCCTTGTTGTTGCGGCTGTATGGGTTGGCTTTGACTACTGCGCACAGCTGTGGTACAGAAGCATGATAGGCAGGCACGACAATGAAAATTGAAAAAGTCTGCGTTGTGTGCGGAAAATCGTTTTTAGCGGCAAATCCGCTGTATTGCTTGTGTAGTAATGACTGCCGAGCTAAACGGAAGACTGTATACAAAAAACGTTACGAAAAAACACACGCCGAAGCAATAAGAGAGCAAAGAAGAAAACGCAACGAAAAGTATCGGGAGCAGCATAAAAAGAAATACCATTGCAAAACGTGCGGCACTGTACTGCCAAATGGCTGTCAGAAATACTGCCTTGACTGTCTGTTAAGAGCATACCAAAGCGAAGAACAGCGGTCGTGGGCAAAAGATGTTCTGCATAGCCGAGGATACGATGAAACGATGATAGACAGTGAGATTGCAGAAAGGACAAGCAGATGAAGTTTAAAGTTAGCACAACGGTTACTTCCTATAAAGAGGTAATGGCAATTGTTCAGGCACTTGCCGGCGTTGTAAACAATATCAATGTAACAGACTGTGAAGGCGAGGAGGAAGAAGACGATGATGATTAGATATGACAAGCCGATTATCAAGACCGCCGCAGAAATGAAGCCCGGCGACATCTTCCGTACCGAGTATGGCGATTACGGCAACTGGTGTGAGTTCGTTTTTGAAAGCTGTAATGCACACCTTTTCGATGCAACAGAAACACACTTCCACAGAAAAGGACATACGCAAAGCGAAACGTGCTACAGTATGACAAACATACACAAAGTGGTCTATGAGGTTGTCGGTAGAGAATCGGCATAAAGGAAAAGGCTGTCACAAGGACAGCCAAAGAAATAAATATAAAAGTGCTACTGTGATGAGTATATCACATTCAGAAAGGAATGTCAATTGATAAAAGACAATTATACCTTTAAAGAAATAATCGAGGCGCAGAAAAAGCCTCTTGAAGAGAAAATACATCTATCTGTGGATGTTCTCAGAAAAGCGTATGCTCTGAGCCGTCACAATGTGGCGATTGCCTTTTCGGGCGGAAAAGACAGCACGGTGGTTGCTGATCTTATAGAACGCTTTTTGCCAACAGAGTTTTCAAAAACATTCTGCATATTCGGTAACACAGGCGTTGAATTTCCTGAGAGCTTGAAATTTGCACGGAGCTATGGCAAGGAACACTTCGAAGAACGCTTCAAAGAAACTAAGTTTCTTGAGTTAAAAGAGCCTGAACTCAGATACGATTTCGCAAAAAAGATAGTACAGCGACTTGAAGAAGAAAACGCACTTGATGAAATCTTAAAGCCGGACGGAAAGTTGAAAGGCCAAAAAGCATTGATTAAAGCGGCAGAAAAGAGAGGATATATCCTTGACCGTTCTAATTGCTTCCCAATCGGTACAAAGATGACATTTGCATACTGCTTGGAGCAATATGGCGCTCCGCTTCTCGGTAAATCTGCGTCAAAACTTGATGCGCATCGTATAAACATCGAATGCTTTTTGAAATACTCAGACACTGCTTCGGAAAAAGATGAACTGAAAGAGTATTACGACACATTGAGAGAATGTAAATACTCTCAGCATTGTTGTACGTTACTCAAAAAGAAACCGAGTGAAAAGATACAGGCAGAGCTTGATTGCGATGTTATTATAAAGGGACTTATGGCGGCAGAGAGTCATACAAGAATGGTAAATGTAGCAACAAGAGGTCATATTTTTGCAAGCCATAGACCTCATGTTAAAGATGGCTCATTCTATCATGTATCGCCGATTGCGATGTGGACCGATGATGACATTTGGGAGTATATCCATAAATATGATGTAGAGTATTCGAACCTTTATGACATTACATACACCGATAAGGATGGCAAAGAAAAGTATATCAAGCGCAACGGATGTATGTTTTGCGGTACGGATATTCAGTTCAAAGATAACCATCTTTCTGTTCTTCGACAAACACATCCTAAAGCATATCGTGTTTGTATGGATCAGTATGGATATAAGCATGAGTTAAACAAGCTCTTTGAAATGAAGAAAAATCAAAACATCTTAGCGGCAACAACCGATTTAGGCAGAACAGCAAGAATGATAGATGCAGCAGGAGAACAGCTTACGCTTCTTGACGTGCGGCCTTGTGCTTATGATGATTTTGCCGAGATGGTTGATCTGAAAGGAACTGGACTTGATAATGAATACGATCCTGATGCATAATAACTGGCTGGCAATGAAGGTAATGCTTCTCATCGGACCTATAACACAGGACGAGTTCTGGGTGGCATTGCCGAAGGCTCACGCAAAACTCTTCCGCATCGTAGAAAGAGAAGGAGATGCTGGCGGAGCAAGATTAACGATAGATTATGCTGTTATGCTAATTACAGAACAGATAGTCATAGACAGAATGATGTCAGAAACATTAGGAGGTGCTACACATAATGGAAAGTCAGATTATCACAATTAAACAGTTGCCGATAATCGAAGAAAGATTACAGCTTATCAAAGCCGAGATCGACGCTAAGACGCAGCACGTTTTAGCGCTTGACTGTAACGACGCTACAGTCAAGGCAATCAAAAGCCTCAGAGCAGATCTGAACAAAGATTTCAGCGAGCTTGAAGAAAAGCGCAAAGAGGTCAAGCGTGCGGTTATGTCACCGTATGAGCGATTTGAAGAAGTGTATACCGAATGCGTAACGAATATCTATAAGCAGACGGATGCAATCCTCAAGGGACGCATAGCGATTGTTGAAAACGCAATCAAAGCTAACAAGGATAAGGAAGTCAAAGCGTACTATGACGAGTATGCAGAAAGTCTGGGTATCGACTTTGTTCCCTACGAAAAAAGCGGTATCACGGTAACGCTTTCAGCGAGTGCAAAAAAGCTCAAGGAACAGGCTGCCGCATATCTTGACAGAATAGCGGACGAGCTGAAGCTTATCGGCACTCAGCCTCAGGACTTACAGCCGGAAATCCTTGTTGAATACAAGCGGACAGTCAATGTTGCGTATTCAATTCAGACGGTGATTGAACGCAAAAAGGCTATCGAAGAAGAAGCAGAGAGAGCCAGACAGCAGGCGGAACAGCAGACAATCTATGAAGCGGCTGAGGCTCGTGTCGATGAGGCAGTCGAAAGTTACGGCGAAGAACAGCAGGAAGCGATTGCACCGCCTACTGTTGCCGAAGCACAGGAACAGCCTGCAAAGCTGTACCGTGTTGCATTCGCTGTTAATGGAACGCTTGAAGAAATAAAAGCGTTAAAGAATTTCTTGGTAAACGGAGGTTACAAGTATGAGCAGTTATAATGCGCCGGTCGAGAAGAAGCCTAAATTTTCGGTGGCGATAAGCACACCAACGTATCAGAATCTGATACGCAACACGCTCGCCGATCCCGAAAGGGCAAAACGCTTTATTGCGTCAATCACATCTGCGGTAGCGGTCAATCCGCAGTTGCAGGAGTGCGAAACATCTACGATTGTAGCAGGCGCACTCCTCGGCGAAAGCCTTAATCTTTCGCCGTCACCACAGCTTGGTCAGTTCTATTTAGTACCGTTCAAGCAGAAAGCAAAGTATGACCGTAATCGTAATCTGATTTCGCCTGAATGCGTCAACGCACAGTTTGTTCTTGGCTACAAAGGTTACATACAGCTTGCAGTGCGTAGCGGTATGTACCGCAAGATAATTGTCCAAGAAATCAAGGACGGTGAACTTATAGGTTGGAATCCCCTTACCGAAGAGTTTGATGCGCTTATCATTGATAACGAGGAAAAGCGTGATAAGACGGACACTATCGGATATTATGCAATGTTTGAGTATATTGACGGCTTCAAAAAGACAATGTATTGGAGCAAGGACAAAATGCTTGTGTATGCAGACAAGTACAGCCCTGCATTTAGTAAAGATGCGTATGCAAAGCTGATAAACAACGAAATCCCGGCAAACGAGATGTGGAAATACTCGTCGTTCTGGTATAAAAGCTTTGACGATATGGCAAAAAAGACTATGATCCGTCAGCTGATCAGCAAGTGGGGCGGAATGGCAGTAGAGCCGTTGAGAGTAGCGCTTGAACACGATAACAACGTTCTTCAGCGTAGCTCGGACGGTTTTGAGAATATCGCAACCGAAGCGGACGTAATGCCCGCAGAGCCGCACCTTGTAAGCAACAGCGAGATAACACAGCCCGAAGTTGCTGATGTTGTAGAGAATATAAACCTTGAAGACTTATGATTAAGTACGAGATAATCTCCACCGGATCGCAGGGCAATGCGGTGGTTATTGAGGATAACATTCTGATTGACTGCGGTGTAAGTTATAAGCTGATACATCCGTATGCGGACAAGCTGAAGCTTGTATTGCTTACACACATTCATTCAGACCACTTTAATAAATCCTCGATACGAAGTCTTGCAAGGGACAGACCGTTACTGCGTTTCGGTTGTTGCGGTTGGCTTGTGCCCGTGCTTTTAGATATGGGTATATCCAAACGCCGAATAGACGTTTATGAATACGGAAAAATGTACGGTTACGGGATATGTAATTTAATCCCCGTACCGCTAAAGCACAACGTACCAAACTGCGGCTATAAGCTACATTTTGCCGACAAGGGTAAGATGATATATGCCACCGACACAAACAACCTTAACGGCGTTACAGCCCGCAATTACGACCTCTATATGATAGAGGCTAATCACACGGAGGCGGATATAAAGGAACGCATCGCAAAAAAGAAAATTGCAGGCGAATACGCCTACGAAATTCAGGCAGAGAAAAATCATCTGTCTAAAGAAAAATGCGATGACTTTATCTACCGCAACATAGGTCCTAACGGCGTATATGTGTATATGCACACTCACAGGGAGCGTGATACAGATGATAACGACCGGAAAGATACTTAAATTTGACAAGCACGGCAATAAGCTGTTGCTGGAACTTCCCGAAAACGTTGAACGGGAATTGATACAAAAGCATATCGGCAGTGTAGAACTGCGACTGAATGACGGTCGCAGGATCTCCGCCGACCAAAGAAGAAAGATATTCGCTATTGTTCGTGACATCGCATTATGGAGCGGACACGAGCCTGAATTTATCAGGGCATACATGACGTGGGACTACATCAAGCGTCACGACGGTGAATGGTTTTCGCTGTCCGATGTCGATATGACAACGGCAAAGGACTTTATAACACACCTGATAGAGTTCTGTTTTCATTGGGATGTGCCGACGAAAGACACACTGCTTCACGAAACAGACGATATAGGTAAATATCTGTATATGTGCCTTGAACACCGCAAATGTGCTATATGCAACGCACGAGCGGAAGTACACCATGTAGACCGCATAGGCATAGGCGGAGATCGTGAAGAAACAGTCCACATAGGAATGAGGGCGATCGCTCTATGTCACGAACATCACATGGAAGCGCATATCAGAGAAAAAGAGCTGTTTGAAGAAAACTACATCTACGGCATAAAGCTTGACGAATACTTATGTAAAAAGCTCAGGCTTAATACAAAGTCAAGGAGGTAGCGATGGCAAGACCTCAATGCGACGGTTTGTCGTACTTTCCTTTTGATGTGGACTTTTTTTCGGATAGAAAAATCAAGATTATACGAGGCTCGGAATATGGCACTGATGCGATAATAATTTACATTTACCTGCTTTGTGAGATATACAAAGGCAAGGGGTACTACATCGCATACGACGACGATTTGGTGTGCTGCGCAAGTGCAGACACGGGAGTGCCGGAGGGCAAGACAAGGCAGATAGTACAGCTCCTCGCAAGCAAGTCACTGTTTGATAACACACGGTTTTCGGCGGACAACTTACTTACTGCTGCATCAATACAAACACGTTATCAAGAAGCAAAAAAATCCACAAAAAGAGACGTGTTTGTGGAACCCAGCGTTTGGATTTTAAACGAAGAAGCGACGTTAGGGTTTATTAAAGTGCACCCCAAAGAGAGTTTTTCCGAGAAAAACCCCAGTAAATCCGAGAAAAACCCCAGTAAATCCGAGAAAAACCCTACAAAAGAAAATAAAATAAAAGAAAATAAAAATAAAATAAATAAAACTAAAACCGCAACAGCTATCGCAGTTGCTCCGGAGCTTGAGCCGGCATGGCAGGCATTTCTCGAAATGCGAAAGAAAATGCGCAAGCCGATGACAGAGTACGCAATGGAAATAACAATCAAAAAGCTTGAAACTCTTGCGCCCGGTGATACGGTAACGCAAAAGAAGATTCTTGAACAATCTGTTGAGCGTTCATGGCAAAGCGTGTATGAGCTAAAAGAGAAAGGCGGCGTGAACAATGGAAGAACTGAAAAACCTTTCAAACCAAGCGATTGGTAATGTTCACGGTCCTATCTACTCAAGTAAGGAAGTACACGAGTATGGCATACCGTATGACTATCCTCCGCCTAAGCCCGAAACGTGCAAATTCTGCGGTAAGCGGTTGTACTATGAGGGCATAGTGCTAATGGGTAAGGTGCTTGTATGGCGCACAAACGAGCCGCAAAGATGCGATTGTGCACAAGCGATAGAGTTTTGGAAGCGACGAGATGCACAATCAGCGCAAGAAGAAAAGCAACGCAAAGAGCAGGAAGCACGAAACCTTATGCAGGCGAAAATTGAAGCTATCCTTGGCAAATCGGGAATAAAGAAACGTTACCTGTCAAGAACGCTTGAGAGCTTTAAAGTTACCGCCGAAAACAGCGAAGCGTTTAAAATTGCCGTTGATTATATCAAGCAATTTGATAAATACTCGGCACAAGGTAAGGGATTATACCTTGAGGGAACGTGCGGAACCGGTAAAACACATCTCGCAGTTGCTATTGCACTGAAACTGATAAGCAAGGGCGTTCCGGTTATCTGCAAAACGTCAATAGACATTCTCGGCGATATAAAACGCTGTTACGAGCGTAACAGCGAAGTAACGGAAGAAGAAGTTCTCGAAGCGTACAAGAGCGTTGATCTGTTGATAATAGACGATCTGGGAAAGGAACAGACAACTGAATGGTCGGTGCCCGTGCTGTATAGCATTCTGAACGAACGCTATGAAGCACTACTGCCGACAATAATCACAACGAATTATAACACATCCGCTCTTGCAGAAAAGTTATCTGCAAAGGGCGACACAGAAACAGCTGCGGCAATAATCAGCCGATTTGTTGAAAGCTACAAGCGAGTAACAATGGCTTGGGCTGATTATCGCAGGAAGGGATAATACAATGGAAAATAAAGAAAGTGCTATGACCAAATTAAACAACGAAGCTGCTACAGTTAGCGGCTACAATGTGCCGGCAATCGCTATCAGAGATCATGTTGCTCAACGCATAATGAGCGATGCCATTTACGCCGAAAAAGTGATAGCCGAGGGCAAGACGCTTAGCAAGTGCTATCAGTACATATCGGATATAGCGTACGAAAAAGCCCGTAAAATGAGCAATACAGACAAGCGGGGCGGAATAATGATAGGAATGTCTTCTGAGGAGATATTTGCACTTGCAGATGAATACTACACGCTTTCTGATGATGAGCTGAAGAAAAAGCTTGAAGCAGAAAGACCGAAGCCTGCACCTGTCGAAAAGGCTGAAACGCCTAAGAAGAAAACAGCGGATAAGCCTAAGAAAACAAACTCTGCCGAGGAAAAAGAAGAATTAGAACAGTCATCACTGTTCGATATGGGCGTGGAGGAAACAGAAGATGATAGCATATAAAGCTTTCAACGAAGATCTGACCTGCCGTAAGTACAAATTCAAGGAAAATGAGCCTAACTACACAGATAAGGCAAATTGCAGGGAAAACGGATTCCACTGCGCCGAAAATCCGCTTGACTGCTTATCATACTACCGCTTTGATAACTGCGTGATTTACGAGGTAGATGCAACAGGCGATGTTGATGAGGATGATATAGACAGCAAGATAAGCTGTACTGTTCTCACGCTCCGCAAAAAGCTTGATGTGCTTGATTTTGTAAAGGCGGCGGCAAAATACATCACGCTGCACCCATACCGTGAACAGAATCACCATGTACATAACGATATGGCTTGTGGCAAAGAAGGCGATAAGTTCCTTATCGTCCGTGGGAAAACAATGGCAGTATGCGCACAGAAAGACACCGTAGTGTGTATGCTCAAAGAAAGCCAGTATAGCAAAGAAATACTGTGGTATTCGATTTTTAAGGTTGACGGTAAATCAATGTTGGCAGGTGTGCCGTACAACGAATACGGCGATATAGTGACAGAGGCAGAAATGGAGACCCTTCATGAAATTAAAAGAGCTGAGTAAGCTTCCGAAAATCACTGCACCAAAGTCGTTCGTCGAAAAGGCAGGAAAAGATACTCCCCGTATGATAAAAAAATACGGTTCAACCGAGTACAGATATGAAACAAGGGAGTATGCAAAATGCCGAATGTACGGCGATATAATCAAGGTTGCTTTGTTTTACACAAAGAACTTGCGGCTCGGAGCAACAACACCGGCATACGAGATATTCATTGATTACAAAAATGAAGATTTTATCACTTACGATTACAGCGCAAACCGCTGGAGCAACGCCACGATAGAAAAACTTGACACAAGCTTTTACTGGTGGTCCGAAGCAAAAGAAAAAAAGTATATGTCGGTCAAAGACAGAGCACTTCTGAAAATTAACTTGAAAATCGAGGAAGACAATAGTTGTGGTGACTATTACGGTATTCTGAAGTTTCAGCAGAGAGTCCGAGAACGTCAGCTGCTCGCAAGGCATAAGAAGGAGACGGATAAATGGGATGAGGCAATGAACAAGGTAACGCAGGTCCCGAAAGACTGGGATAAGTTTATTGCTAAGTCGGTCATCAAAGATCAGTACATTTTTTACGAGTACAGCAGAAAATCCGAAAAAGACGGTTACTGTACTTGGTGCGAGAATGGCGTAAAAGTAAAAAATCCTAAGCATAATGCACAAGGTCGTTGTCCTCACTGCGGTCATGAAATTCACTATAAAGCTACCGGCAAAACAGGCTCACTCTACACCGAAAATTTTGCGGCATATCTTGTTCAGCCGTATGAAGATAACTTTGTAATCAGGGCTTTCGAGGCTCGTTGCCGTTATGAAAAAGACAAATTCGGCGGATTAAGCAGAAAAGCACAGGTATACGCAACTGAGAAATTGCGTTATATATACGACGGCAACAATTCAGCAATCGGATATAGCTATGAGTTATATAAACAACGTGAAGTACGATGGTGTTGCTTTGGCAATACTTCTCCGAGTTATTATAACAGTTGGTTTGGAACTGTGTATAAAAGAAATTTGTGCGGCAAGATCATTAATCGCCTGTGCAGAACCGGACTTATTGAACACATAAAGAATACAGAAAAATGCGATCCGAGAGTATTCTTAACTGAGCTAAAGCGTTCACCTGGTGTTGAACAGCTAGCAAAAGTCGGGTTGCATCGCCTTATAAACGACTGTATTTACAACTATCACTACGATTGCGACTATAGATTTAACGGCGGAGAGCCGGCAAAAGCACTGCATATCGACAAATACCGCATGAAACGGCTCGTAAAAAGTAACGGCGGTCTTGTATATCTCGAGTGGCTAAAAAATGAAAAAGAAAAGAACACTGTATATGATGATACGACAATACAGTGGCTTGAACAACAGAATATCAGACCAGAGGATATAGAATTTATTTCCGACAGAATGAGTGTTCAGCAGATAAAAAACTATATATGCCGTCAGATGTCCGAAAACAGTATGACAAGCAGAGATGTAATACAGACGTGGAGCGATTATCTTGGTATGGCCGAACGGCTGAAAATGAATACATCTGATCCTATCGTGTACCGAGCGAAAAAGCTCAGGCAGCGTCACGACGAACTGGTAAAAGAGGTTGATGACAAAGAACGTGCGTTAAGAGCGGTTGAAATCAGCAAGAAATATCCTAACATAGAAGTGGTTTTGCGAAAAATAAAGTCAAAATACGAGTATGAAGGCGAAACGTACTCAATACTCATACCGGGAAAAATAGAGGACATTCTCGCCGAAGGAGCGGCACTGCACCACTGTATAGACAAAACAGACCGATATTTTGATCGCATAAATGCACAGGAATCATATCTGATGTTCTTGCGCCGAACAGCCGAAAAGGACAAGCCGTATTATACCCTTGAAGTTGAACCGAACGGCACAGTACGGCAAAAGCGGACGGAATTTGACAGGCAGAACCCCGACATAGAGGATGCAAAAACGTTTCTGCGCAAATGGCAGAAAATCATATCAAAGCGACTTAGCTCCGAAGATATGAAACTCGCAAGCAAAAGCAAGAAACTGAGGAACGAGGAGTTTGAAGAGCTTGAACGCACAAAGGCACAAATCCGCAACGGAGCGTTGCAAGGACATTTACTTGTTACGGTGCTTCGTGAGGACTTAATGGAAAATACAGACGAAAGCGAAAAGGTGAGCGTATGATAAGAATATATCCTCAGAGAGGCGGTGCTCTGAACGAAAATGACAGACTGGACCTCGCACGACTGCTGATAAAAGCCGGATATAAAGTGAGGATCGGCAAAGAAAAAATGAACGGCGGTAGCACATATACCTACTTCATCGAATACGAAGAGGTGCGCAATGGCGCTTAATCTCACGAAAAAACAGCTGAAAGCTCTCGGAATATCAATTACCGAGAGCAATAAGCCGAATAAATATCGCTCAAAAGCCTGTAAAATCGACGGTATAACGTTTCAAAGTACAGCAGAAGCAAATTACTACTACAAGCTTAAAATGCTTGTAAAGGCTAAAAAAATCGCCGGTTTCTGCCGTCAACCACGTTTTGTTATAACCGAGGGCGATAACAATACACGTTGCGTAGAATATGTTGCTGATTTCATCGAATTTCACAACAACGGAACGTATCGCATTTTAGATGTCAAGGGCATTCAGACACCAGTGTTTAAGCTCAAAATGAAAAGCTTACACGAAAAATACCCGACGATAAAAATAAACTTGGAGGATTAAAAGATGATGGCTAATAGAAAAGAACTTTCGGATAAGCTTAAAAAGCTCAAGGATGTAATCATGAAGGATTCAGGCGCACTTTTCCGTGACGGGAAAATCGTAGCGAGCAATCCTGCGTTCGCCCTGTCTGCCAATTTCGACTGTGGCAATTCCGAAGATTTTGTGTTACCGGTAACGGCAATAAATTTCATCGAAAATATGGCTGATAATGAAATCGAACTTCAGCCGAGCAACAATAAAATTGTCATTAAAGGAAAGCGAAACAAGGGAACATTTGCTACAGTGTCACCGTCAATCTATCATGTAAGCGAGCCGGAAGCGAATGACACGCTTTTGGTGTTTGCAGATGATGATTTTCTGCGAGCGGCCAACAGCGTTACATACGCTTGCAGCGTTATCGATACACGACCTGCGCAGATGGGCGTTTTGCTTGACAGCGATGAAAACGGCAAACTGAACATAATCGCAAGCGATGGAGTTAAACTCGCCGCAAACTCGGTTGATTACAACGGCGAGATCAGAGCGGTAATACCTAAAGCTGCATTTAAAAAGCTTTTGTCGATTTCAAACGGCAACGGTATCACGCTAAAAAAAACAAGCAGTGCCAATCAGCTGGCATTTGAAACAGGAGAATACACGCTATTTGTTCAGCTGTTGGAAAACAATTTCTTTAACTACAAGCCGCTTGTAGAGCTTACAAAACAGAAAAGCGAAAATGAGCTGAAAATCAACAGCGTATCGCTTCTCAATGCACTTCAAAGAGCAAAAATATGCGAGGGCACAAAGCGTTCGGCAATTGTCATGATGCTTGACGCAAATGCTAATACAGTAACGATTAAAACGACCGATTCCCTTGAAGCGTTTTCGGAGGAAATCGAGATAGAAAACACCGTCGATAAAGCGGTGAGTGTAGCATTTAACGGCGATTATATGAGTGAGATGCTTCACGCTGCGGGTGCAGATAATCCGTCAATAACACTGACTATAACAGGCAGTGGAAAGCCGATTATTGTCAAGAGTGCCGGCGGCTTTATAGGCTTGCTACAGCCCATACGAATGAAAAAGTAAGGTGAGTAATCAATGAAAAATCTGAATGAAATAAAAGAGCTGCCTAACCTGATGATACAGCATGTCACTGTAGACGGAGGGTTCGGAGTGTTATTCAAAGCCGGCAAAAGCTTCGCAACGGTTGTATGGAGTAACGGCGGCGGGTGGGAACACGTCAGCATTAGCCCGTTTAAGCGTTCGTATACGCCGACATGGGACGAAATGTGCAAGCTGAAAGATATGTTTTTCAACGACAATGAAACGGTAGTGCAGTACCACCCTGCGAAAAACGAGTATGTAAACAACCTACCGAACTGTTTACATCTTTGGCGACCTATCAACGAGAAAATGCCTGCACCGCCGTCAATCTTTGTAGGCGGTAAGCACGGTCAGAGCCTTGAGGAAGTCAAAGCGGCTATAAAAGAGTATGATCATTAAGCGAGGAGCAAAGATGAAAAAATTTGATAGAATAGAAGCTGTTGACTACTACATAAAAGGTGAGTATCACTGCGACAAATGTCCGTTCTGCTGGGGTGGCGAATATATGCCCGGATGTGATGATTATGACGATGCCGGGTGTTATATCTTCGGAGATCTTCGTGATACTTGTCGGTTGATACCGCCGATCCGCTTTATTCTCGGATGGGGCAGGAGAAAGAGAACGGAATATTTTCGGGCACACGAATACGACGATTTTTCAGAATGGTATGCAGAAAAAGAGAAAAAAGAAACTGCATTTATCCAAGCCTTTAATGACAGAATTTTCTCACATTTTGCGCTGTTTTGGAAAGATAAAGACGGCAATATTTTTGGTAAGCCTATTGACACAGAGAGATTTTGCGAGTTTGATAACATGATGCGGTTTCTGAGTGACTGTGAAGATATATTTGCTCCGCCGTCATATGTACCACTAAAAAAACGATGGGCGCAGCTCGTCAATGACACATGGCACGAGTTTATCATGATCTTTAAGCCATACTTTTGTAAGTGAGGTGCAACACATGAGGTATTATAACAATAAACGCTATAACAGCACAAGACGTTCCAGAAGATTACGCAAAATGTTTGAGAAAATGTGTCCTAAAGCGAATTACTGCAAGAACGCAGACAGATGTGACTATGAGCATACCTTTGTTGGCGAGAAGCTGTGTTTTGAGAGAAAGGAGTACGACAAATGATTGAAGAAGAAATCTTGAACGAATGTAGGGAAAGGTTTGCTGCTCATAAGGCAACTTTAATACAGGACACTGACCGCTATATGATTATTGATTGGCGAAAAGCCGATGGAAGTATCGACTATTACGTTAATTACATTCTCGACAAAAAAAGAGGCAACCTGATAATAAGCGGCGACTTGGGAGATTGCATTGCAACGTGGTACAATGCGGTCAGTCCCAGACAAATGAAAAGCTATCTCAAAGATGTTCATTACTTCACAAGCAAATTTCAGTGTTCGACCGATAAATATATCTACGATCCGGACAGTGCTTTCGAAGACATCAAATACCAACTGAAAGACTACATGAAATTAGAACTCGAAGAACTGTTGAATGCCTGCAGAAAGCATTTATGGTATTCCGTTGATACAGAAGAAGAACTCTGGGACGCTGTAAAATCGGATATAGATGAGAATTGGTTTTCGGATACCAAACCGCATTATTCGACAGATATGACAAACTTTTTACAAGAACTGTACTATGAGTATTATGAGTGGCTGTATGACTGCGGAAGGAGTATAGATATGCGTGTGTATCTATGGGCAGTCGGTTATGAAATGGCTTATACACAGCTGGAATGTGAAAAAACGGACAAGGAGACAGAATGAAAACGGTAACACTAATAATCGCTGATGAATGTGACGAGGTTGTGTCTTTAACAACCTTCGGAACTTGCAAAGAAGATGGCAAGCCAAAGATAACGACAGCAGCATTTTCTGTTAAAAACGGAGATGTGGTACGCTTCCCTGAAGATATATCGATAATGACAGCCGAACAATTGGGCAAGCATGGACACTGGATAACCGATGAGGTTGAATTTTACAAACTATTGAACGAAAAAGGAGTACCGCTTGAAAAACAACCGTATTTGACTTCTGATTGCGTTGCATGCTCGGAGTGCCTGAGGGTTATTAACTGCATGGATAACTGTATGGAAGACGCTATGTATTGCAAGTATTGCGGTGCAAAAAATGGATAATAAGGAGGAATGAGAAAATGGCAGACAGCTGAAGATAACAATTAAATGTTAAGGGAGGTGTAATGTTGGAAACGAACCGTATGGACATCAATTCCGAGGGCTATCGAGATCCGACGGCAGGCAAGGCGTATGAAAATATCTGTCGTGAGGAACGTAGAAAAGAAGCGGAAACGCTTGAAATTCTCGGCAACCTCGTCAAGACAATCAAGAGGGTTGCAGAGCTTGCAGGTTTTGAAGTTGTCGGACGAATAGCCCTCAAGCACAAAGTGACAGGAAAAGAATACAGATAGAAATAAATTATACAGTGCTGCTACAACAGAAGATTTCGGACTTAAAGCCAAAGGGGGAGCTTATGCCTACTTACTTAGAAGATGAGATCATCAGAATAGCAGCCAAAGCAGGTGCCGAAGCCGCTATTCAAAAAGAAGCTGAAAAAAAGAAAGAACTTGAAAAGAAAAAACACTCAAAGCGGCTTCGTAACACTAAACTGTTGCTGGAGCATTACCGTGAGTTTAAGGCGTATTCTGCAAATGCAGTCTATAATGCCGAAACATCACCGCACGCTATTGATATACTCGAAGCTTTGTGGATAAAGGATGACGACCGCAGAGAACTTGTGATTGACAGCATAAAGCGCAGTGCGGTGCGTACTATGGTAATCGTATCGCATATTGATACAATGCTTGACGTATACAACAGCCTCGTTGAGAAATCTAACGATGAGTTGGAAAAACGGCGTTGCAGAGTAATCACCGCCAGATACATTTCTGACGAACAGCTCACGATAGAAGAAATCGCTCGTGAAGAAAGTATAGAGCCAAGAACCGTATATCTCGACATCGAAGCGGCAGTAAGTAAGTTGTCTACCCTATTCTTTGGAATCGATATGTTTCTTAATGTGTGATTTCAAAAAGTCTTCATTGACACTTCAAACGGTCCGTGATACAATGTTATCGTAAAATCCTATATGTAGTTTCTCCTTAGTAGCAAAGAAGCGGCATATCTCGCCGGATATGCTCAAGTATTAAGGAGGTCCTATGAAAAGTCAAAGAAATGTTGAGTATATCTCGCCGGATATGCTCAAACCACACCCAAAAAACTCCCGTATACACTCTGAAAAGCAGATAGAAAAGCTACAGAGAAGCATACGGGAGTTTGGTTTTGCAAAACCTGTTATAGTTGACGAGGAGTACACCATACTTGCAGGACACGGAGCAGTGCTTGCCGCAAAAGCTGAAAACCTTAAATCAATCCCCTGCTTTATCCTTACAGGGCTCACAGACGAGCAGAAGCGAGCGTATATCATTACGGACAATCGTATGAGCGATTTATCCTATTTTGACATGAACGCCGTTGTAAGCGAAATTGAGGAGCTTTGCGGGCGTAATTTCGATGTTAGCATTACAGGCTTTGATGAATCCCTGATATGCAATGACAGCCTTGATGACCTTGAGAACATTTTTGAGGAGAAAAAGCCCGAAAATAGCGATGATGAGGAAAAGGCCAAAAAAGACAAAAGCGTGATCTGCCCTGAATGTGGTCACGCTTTTACGCCGTGAAGCTGTTCCTTGCAAGCTCAGAGGGAAAGCAGTATTTAAAAGACGAATTGATGAAAAGCCGTTATTTGCTGACGGCTTTTTTCTATTACCGAGAGTGGCAAAGAAAGTTGATAAAGAGTACCGATATGTTTCTGCTCGATTCGGGGGCATTTACATTTATGTCAAACTCCAAAGGAGCTATGCCCGACTGGAACGATTACATATCGCAGTACATACGCTTTATCAACGAAAATGATATTCAATATTTTTTCGAGTTGGATATTGACTGCCTTGTCGGATATGACAAGGTAAAGGAATACCGCAAACGAATCGAATGTCAGACACAGAAACAAGCTATACCGGTATGGCACAAGAGCCGAGGTATAGAAGAATTCAAAAATCTGTGTGCCGAATACTCATATATTGCGATAGGCGGCTTCGCAATCAAGGACATAAAGCCTGCGGAATATAAATACATACACTCTTTGCTGAGCTATGCAAGAGCGCATAACACCAAAGTACACGGCTTAGGGTTTACGCCTGCCGACGTAGAAAAATATGACTTCTACAGTGTTGATAGTTCGTCGTGGACGATAGGCTCACGATATGCAAGAATATATCTGTTCAAGGACGGCAGAATGACACAGGTAGGCAGACCCGCAAACACACGGCTGAAAGATTATAAGGTGTTGGACGCACATAATCTCAAGCAATGGATAAGATTTCAACAGTACCTTGATAGATGATAGGAGAACATAAAAATGATAAAGAGCGAAAAGAATTTAAATATAATGACAGCGCTGTTTTGCGCCTGCCTTGTCATATCGAACGTGGTGGCCTGCAAGGTAATCGACACAGGCATATACCTGTTCGGAAGCGTAATAACAATCCCCGGAGCTGTGCTCTGTTACCCTTTAACATATCTGATAACAGATATTGTAGGCGAAAAATGGGGCAAGAAATCAGCTAATCGCATAGTGTGGACAGGGCTTGCCGCACAGCTGCTCGCAACGTTCATCATAATGGTGACGCAGTATATGCCTACAGTTTCGGCAGAAACGCAGAAAGCCTATGATATGCTGTTAGGGCAGAACTGGATATTTACACTCGGAAGCCTGACCGCATATCTCATCAGCCAGAGCTTAGACGTTTCGGTCTTTCACAAAATAAGAGACGCATACATAAAGAAGCACGGTAGCACAAAAGGCGGTCGCTGGATATGGAACAATGCGTCAACGCTTACAAGTCAGCTTGTAGATACCGCAATATTCTGTGTAATTGCTTTCGGCGTTGGCTTTGGTTGGCTGTGGGATAATCCTCAGGCTGTCGTAAATATGGTTATAGGTCAGTATCTTGTAAAGGCGTGTATCGCTTTACTGGATACTCCTTTCTTTTATTTTTTCACAAAAAGGCGTTCTGCCGAAGAAGATTGCTGTGAAAATACGAATTAAATAAAATCCGAAGCGGAGAGGTGGGATAGGTGGGCAGACAAAGAAGCCCTAACAGAGATAGGGCGTACGAGGTGTGGAAAGAATCCAACGGCACAAAACCGTTGAAGTCTATAGCGGAAGAGCTCGGCGAACCTGAAACACTTGTCCGTAAGTGGAAATGCCAGGATAAATGGGATAGCAAAAGTAACGTTACCGAAAAGAAAAAAGGTAACGTTACCAAACGCAAGCGGGGCGCACCAAAAGGCAATCACAACGCAAAAGGGCACGGCGCACCGAAAGGAAACACCAACAGCTTAAAGCACGGCGGTTACTCAATGCGAATGTATGGCGAGGGACTGAGCAAAGAAGAACAAGAACTATGGGACAGTATGGATGAGGACGAAGAAGAACTGCTGCTTGAGCAAATCCGCTTTTACCGATTAAGAGAACGCCGCATACTGATAGCAATTGCGTCTTTGCAGAAAGAACACCAACTGATAGCAGGCGTAATGCGAGTTGAAAATAAACGTAACTTCAAGAACGCTTCAGAAATGGAGCGGTATAATGAGCAAATCGAAGAAAAGGTTGCAAAGGGCGAACGCCTTGCAGGCGATGCGTTCCAGATGCAGACAATGACGGAAAACAGCTATAAGCGCATAGAACGGCTCGAAGCAGAACTGACGAAAGTACAGCGAGCAAAAGTCGAGGCTATCGGTAAGCTTGCTGATATACGCAAAAACCGCAACGAAGCTACCGGAGATGAGGCGGTTGACGATTGGATAAAAGCAATTATGGACGGTGATAGCATTGAATAGACAAGATTTTATCACCGAGCGCATTAAGCTTTACCGAAAAAATCCTGTGCTGTTTGCTAACGAAGTAGTATGCTTTGTGCCTGACGAATGGCAAAGCGGTGTGCTTATGGACGTGGCTACAGCACCGAAAGTTTCTGTCCGCAGTGGTCAGGGTGTCGGCAAGACAAGTATCGAAGCGGTTATTGCCTTGTGGTTTTTATCGTGTTTTCCTATGTCGAGAGTTGTCGCCACTGCTCCTACAGCAAGACAGCTCAATGACGTGTTATGGGCGGAGCTGTCAAAGTGGATAAGCAAAAGCCCACTCCTTAAAGCTCTGCTGAAATGGACTAAAACCAAAGTCGAAGTAAGAGGCTACTCGGAGCGATGGTTTGCGACAGCAAGAACAGCTACTACAGCCGAAAATATGCAGGGTTTCCACGAAGACAATATGCTGTTTATCATAGACGAGGCCTCGGGTGTCAGCGATGAGATCATCGAAGCTATCCTCGGTACGCTGTCAGGCAAGAACAATAAACTGCTGATGTGTGGCAACCCCACTAAAACCTCAGGCGTGTTCTTTGACAGCCACAATCGTGACCGTGCGTTATTCAAGACGTATCGTGTTTCTTCGCTTGACTGCCCTCGCACGAATAAAGAAAACATAAACGCAATGCTTGAAAAATACGGACGAAACAGCAATTTCGCCCGTGTTCGTATATATGGGGATTTTCCCGAGCAGGAAGACGATGTGTTTATAACACTGTCTGCACTTGAACGATCGGCAAATACGGTTATCGATGAGAAGCCTGTTCCTGTTACCGTGCGCATCGGCTGTGACGTTGCCCGATATGGCGATGATAAAACAATTATCGGCATAAAGGTTGACGAAAAAGTGAGCTTTTACGAAAAGGCACAGGGGCAAGACACGATGCGTACAGCTGATAACATAGCAATGTGCTACAAAAAGCTGATAGACAGATACAGCCAATATAAAGGCAAAATCATCGTCACTGTCGACGACGGCGGTGTCGGTGGCGGAGTTGTTGACAGATTACGCCGTATATGCAAGGCCGATCCGCAAACTTACGGGCGAATGAAGATAGTGCCTGTAAAATTCGGTATGAGGATACGTCACCGCTACTATTATGACACGACAACCTATATGATGTCTGTCGTGAAAGAGCTGTTGTCTGATACTGACAAAAACGGTGAAGCAAAGTCGATAGAACTTGTACTGCCGAAAGACGATGACCTTATAGCACAGCTGTCATGCAGAAAATATACAATGACCGAAAGCTCGGTCATAAAAATCGAAAGCAAAAAAGAGATGAAAGCGAGAGGCCTACCCTCGCCCGATGAGGCAGACTGCGTATTGCTGTTATGCCTGCCGATAAAGAAGGACTGAAAGGATGTTGAAAATGTCTGATGAAAAGAAAAAGCCGTCTGTTACGATAGGTGTCAAGTTTGTGGACGCACCGATTAAAAAAGCCCTGTCGGACACGGCTATGGAAAAAACAGACGAGTATTCAGCCGGAGAATGGCTCGAACCGCCTGTTCCTCTTCAGGACCTCTACGAAATGTACAGGCACTCTTCAACGCTTCCTCAGTGTGTAGCCGCCTATGAACGCAATATTGCCGGCTTCGGAATTTCCATAGAATACTGCGATGACAAAAGCGAAGACGAATCAATGTCAGCCGAGTACACAAAAGCTGAAAAGATACTGTCTTTGATGAACTTTGACAAGCCTATCGAAGGGGTTTTCAAGGAAGCCATAAGAAGCCGTGAAATATATGGAATAGCATACATCGAAATCATTCGTAATGCTATGGGCGATGTTGTTCAGATCGAGAACATAAGAGACGTTGACACTATCCAGAAATCTGTTCTTTCAAAGGACTGGTTCGAGGTGCAGTACATGGATAAAGGTGTCCCGTTCACCTATAAAAAGCGTTTCCGCAAATACAGACAGCAGGTAAGCGGTAAGTACGTTTATTTCAAGGAATTCGGCGACAAGCGAACGCTTGACATCCGAAGCGGCGATTACGTTGACGAAGTAATCCCCGCTCAGTATCAGGCAAATGAAATACTTGAAATAAAAATCGGCAGTATGCCTTATGGTGAGGTGCGTTGGATAGGTCAGACGCTTAGCGTTGACGGCTCAAGGCGAGCCGAGAATCTTAATAACACCTACTTCAGAAAAGGCAGACACACGCCTATGGCGATACTTGTCAAAGGCGGTACGCTCTCACAAAAGAGCTATACTAATCTTCAGCAGAACATAACCGAAATTGAGGGCGAAAAGGGACAACACGCATTTATGGTGCTGGAGCTTGAAGGTTTAAACAGCGACACAGGCTTTGAAAACACACAACGCCCTGAGGTCGAAATAAAAGACCTTGCGCCTATTCTGCAAAAAGACGAGCTGTTTCAGGAGTATCTTGACAACAACCGCCGCAGGATACAGAGTGCTTTTCAGCTTCCCGATATATATGTCGGCTACAGTTCCGACTATACAAGAGCAACCGCCCAGGTTGCAATGGAAGTCACGGAACAGCAGGTCTTTCAGCCCGAAAGAGCAAGCCTTGAGTGGATTATCAATAACAAGCTTCTTAACGGTTATGGCTTTAAATACGTTCATATAGCATTCAAAGCACCTGAGATACGCAATCCCGATGATCTCTCAAAGATACTCGGCATTACGGAACGTGCAGGCGGCTTAACGCCGAACAAGGCAAAAGAAGTAACGTACAAGTTCCTCGGCGATGAATACGAGGACTATCCGGACGAATGGGGAAACATTCCTATAGCTCTTGCTCAGCAGTCGTCCGCTTCTCCTGCACCGGCAGACGATACACTGATAGCCAAAAGCTCCGATGACGTTCTATCGGTGCTTAAATCAATACGGGACAGGTTCGAGGAATAGAAACACTATGGATAGAAAAGCTTGCTGTGATGCCGAAATCATTGAGTGCATTAACAGGATAATCGAAAAAGACAACGACAAGCTTTACGATAAGCTGAAGAAAATGGGTATAGCTTTTGCGGCAATGACTGTCCGGCAAATATCTTTGCTTGAAAAGCGTATAGCAACAGCAATGAAAAAATGGCATAAAAGCGAAAAGACTTCTCTGCTTAATTCAGAAAGTCTTTTTTCTTTTCTGTCCTCCCACACCACAGAATCGGAAGCTGATGCGGAGCTTGTGCAAGCAGTTTCGCAGGCGGTTGAAGAAACCTGCGGCGATGTGTTGCAAGCATCGGCAGATCAGTACATACGGCAGACGGACGCTGAACTGTCGGTTACGGAAATAAGTGCGCCGACAGCGGCGGCAGTAAGCGAAGCAAGCGTACAGGCAGGTACATCGGTTTTAAGGCATGTTACCGATGAGATAAGTAATATCATACAGGAAGCAATAAACAACGGTGACAGCGTTGACGATGCGGCTAAACGTATCTTTGACGGTAGACTGCGTGACGAATATTACGAAGCTCGCCGAGTGGCACAAACAGAAATGATGCGTACACACGCTTACGCCAAATACGAAGCACTCCAACAGTCGCCCGTTGTAAACGCAAAACGGTGGAGGCATACAGGAGCAAAGGGTGCAGCTTCGAGAGAAAATCACGTCAACATCAGCGGTCAGACAGTGCCGAAAGATCAACCGTTCACGCTGACAGGACGTGACGGTGCTACATATCACCCAATGCTACCGCATGACACCGCATTGCCTGCGGCAGAAGCAATCAACTGTCACTGCATACTTGAAGCGGTTATAGACAAAGATTTAAAATCCCTGCCGCCCGAGCAAAAGGCACAAATGCAACGTGACAATATTCGTATGCTTAACGAGAATTATGCTGAAAAGAGCGGAAAACACAAGCAGATTGCAGGTTTACCGGTTGACAATCAGGAAAACGGTGGTATAATGAGAATGGGCAAAACAAAATGCCCCGTTCAAAAGCCGCCTGATTTTTCTAAATATGAAGTCAAGGAAGATTTTGAGGCTGTAGAGCGAGTTAAGCAAGTTTTAATAAACGATTTTGGCCTTGAAGAAAAAAATATACAGCTTGACGGGCTTAAAAATGCCGATGCTCTTGAACCTTTTGTAAAACGAATGAATAAAATAAGGCAAGAAACAGGGCTCGTGCTTCCAAATATAAAAGCAGTGGAAGTAATCGAAGGTGATCCCTGTTGCATTTCGAGCTATAAGCCTTACGAAAACAGTTTGTACATATCTTCAAAATACTTCAACAGCAAAAACGCAATTGAAGATACTTTAAAAGACTGGTCAAGCAAGAAAATTATGCCTAAGCAGGCAAAATCAATTCAATTCATTGCTGAGCACGAGGCGGCACATATTAGGATTCCTTATGAAGTTATGGCATCAAGTGATGCTAACAAATTACATAAGTCATTTGCAAAATCACAGCATTATGTGGATAACGATATGACAATTTCAGAGTATTTTGCGGATTGTGTAGCTGAATACCGTTTGCAAGGTCAAAAATCTAACGCACACGTCATTAAAGTTATTGATTATTTATCGAAAGAAGGGGTTTTATGATAGGTAGACAGCCATGTATGAGATGTGCAAATTTTATTGAGGGAGAACGTTCTCCATTTACATGGAAATGCAAGGCTTTCCCTGACGGAATCCCTTATGAACATTTTGCCTATATTGACGATGAAAAAAGAAAAAATTGCAACAACGGAATAGGATTTGAACCTGATGAAGAACAAAACGACTCTAACTAATAACCGCAGTGAGCTGTTTGTAAATTTGCAATTATAGCTGATTTTTAACACAAACTTTGCAAAAACAGCCGTTTTTTGTGAAGTTCGGCGCAAATCGAACCAAATTTAATAATTTTACCGCCCCTTTTGGAGCGGTATTTTTATACCCAAAAACAGAAA